CTCAGTCGGTAGAGCAACGGACTGAAAATCCGTGTGTCCCTGGTTCGATTCCTGGTCCCGGCACCACTAATTGCAAGGCTTTACAGCGTTTTCGTTGTAAAGCCTTTTGTGTTTGCTCCAACCGCCGTCTTTATTACAGCTGTAGCGTTGCGGGAGCTTTGAAACCAATTTGCGGGAGCTTTGAAACCAAACTGTAGTGTAAAATTACACGTAAGCATAGAATTTTCCTTCAGCAACTCCATTAAAAAAATCTATGTTTACGTGCGGCCATTAAAGCTAATTGTAATTCGAAATTAGCAGCTCAGTTCTTACCTTCGCCCTGCTTGCTTTTGATGCAGAGCAAGAGTATTTCAAGGTAACCTCCTCAATCCAAAAATCCTTGAATATTCCTCTGACTTGTGGCGTATCATTGATAGTCATGAGAAACTTGCCTTTGATGTTTTTCAGGATATCACGAAGGTCATAGAAATCCTGTTCAGCAAAATCATATTTATAGCCTGGGATGTTCCAATACGGCGGGTCTAAAAAGAAAAAAGAATGCGGCCTGTCGTATCTGGTAATCAAGTCACGAAAGTCCTTACACTCTATGACCACATGAATCATCCGTTGCCAAGCATCTTCGATGGTGCTTTCCAGAGTCAGCAAGTTCAAGCGCGGCTTACCGGTCGTACTCATGCCAAATGTTTGTCCGGTTATATGACCGCCGAAGGCATTCTTTTGCAGATAAAGGTATCTGGCTGCTCTTTGCACATCAGTAAGAGTGTCAGGGTTGACCTGTTGTTCTCTGTCGAATTCAGAGCGAGAAACTAGACTAAATTTATACTGCTTATAAAGTTCCTCGGGGTGATGCTTTATCACCCTATAGAGGGTGACCAAATCCTTATCAAGATCATTCAGGATTTCTGCTTTTGATGGCTCCTTGGCAAAGAAAACACTCGCCCCTCCCGCAAATACCTCGACATAGCAGGTATGTTCAGGGATCTTGTCGATGATGGTTTTTGCCAGTCGTGATTTGCCGCCGAAATAAGGTATAACTCCTTTCATTTTTTTGCCTTTCCATTTGCAGCTTCATCTGCTACAACATCCGGCGTGCCTACACAGCATTCGGGACTAAGCAGGTGAAGCCTGTCGGCTCCTTCCGTGTCTTTTCACGGTCGAGTGGTTGGGGGATGCGTCAACATCCCCGTTCCGTTTTCCTAAGCTTCAAGAACCTTCCTTATAAATTGTTTTTTACCCTTGCCAGTCATATAGTGCCTGGATTGCCAGTTTTACAGGCCGGCTGCCGTGATAAAAAGCTGATCGACCTGCTCGGCCGTCAGTCCCAGGGCTGGGATAAGGGACACGACCAGACCGTAATTTCTGCTTACTTCCTGGCTAAATTCCCACTCGATTTGGGCCTGTTCTTTTTGAGGTGTCGACATCCCAGCGATGATGGCGGTTATGGCCGGAATGTGACCGGCGGCCAGCAAAGCCAGCCGGGCCTGACGCATAGTGACAACAGAGGGAACAACAGGGGCAGGAGCGGCTCCACCTTCAACCCACGTTATCCCATTCCATTTGGGCCAATGGAATCCCTGTGACGGTTGGATATCAACGCAGTCATCTGGAGTGACTTCCGCCGCCCCAATTATAGCGTCCTCGATATAAAGACCATTTGCATCTACTCTGAATACTTGTTTCATGATTGATTAATTCTCCGCTTTGAATGAAAAGGAAAAAGCTATAGACCCATATATTGTGTTACCTAGTGTTATTACACCAGAAGTTGAGATGAGCACAAAAGTTATTTTGGTTCCATATTGATCACATACAATAGGCATAATCCTAGTGCCAGGGCGATAACCAGCTGGGAGATTGGTTAATATAGTCCCGACTGAAGAATTACCTGTCACTATACCCCCTGCTTCCTTAATGGACCCTGTGACTAGTACTATGCCATTGGCCATTTTTTTATATTTCATTGGCTCAGCATCTGTAACCCAATTGTTAACCAGGGTGGCATTAACCCAAGCTCCATCAGTTTGCACAAAGGCCGTGGTGGCTAGTTGCGTTGTATTTGTCCCAAGAGCCGCCGTTGGTGCAGCGGGCACACCTGTTAAGGTAGGGCTGTTAATATTGGCTTTCAAATTCAGGTTGGTAATAGTCCCATACAACCCGTCAAAATAAGTCTTCAGCGTGGCCTTGAGATTGGCCCATGACACCCTTACCAGCGTCCCGGTTACACTATTCCACCATCCGCTTTCATCGGCATCAGCCGGCGTGGTTTTGGCAGTGGCGGCATGAGTAGTACTAGCCAAATCCGCCACCAGCGGCCGCAGGTCAGCAATCCTGATGACCGCCAGATCACTGGTGTCGACCAGGGCCAGGGGCACATAGTCGCCAGTGGGCGGCGTGGTGGAGATCGTCACCACGCCGGCACTGGAGATATAAAGCCAGTTAGCCAGCTCCTGGCCGGCGACGGCGGCGGTGGCGGCGATGCTGCCGCCGGCGATATCGTAGACCTCCCCGACCACCAGCACCTTCATGGCCGCATAGTCCGGCACCAGCCCGGTGCCCAGGGTCACTGCCCCGCCGCTGAGCAGCCGGTTGGCGGTCAGCAGAACGCCCATGACTACATCATCAATATGTTCATTGTCGTGCCATTCGTCGTCCCAGTTTTCGTCACCGACGCCGGGCAGCCGTTTTTGCAGGCGGGTTGTATAGTTATTGGCCATGCTTGCTCCTTATGCCGAGATGGTGAGGATCCAGGTCAAAGTCATCGACTCGCCGGATTCCTTGTTTTTGACCGGGAAAACCGAGCGGTTGAGCATCTGGCCGGCCGAAGCGGAGTTGAAGATCCCGGCCTCGGTGATGGCGCCGGTGCCGTCGCCCGCGGCCCAGGAGGCGACATAGGTCACCTTGTTGGCGTCGCTGCCGGTGCCCTGGGTTTTACTGGTCAGGGCGTTGCGGTCAAGCTCGGTGCCGAGGGCGGTATCGGTGGCGACGGCGGCAGTGGTGCCGGTGCCGATGGCCATATGGGACATGGCGGCCTCGCCTTTATCCGAGAGCTGATCGGCGATATGATTCTTGCCGCTGGTCACGACCAGATTAGGGTGCCAGCAATCGCACCGAACCGTGCCGTCCGGCCGGGTTATTAGGAAATGGACCCGGCCAAACGGCGAGATGCCGTCGCGCAGCGAGGCCAGCACCAGCTGCAGATTGGCGGGGGAGGCCAGGGCCAGGGTGAGGGCCTGGCGCCAGTAGCGGCCTTGTTCTTGGGCCTGTCTGATTTTTTGGCTTAGCGTTTTTAACATGGTATTACTCCTTTGGTGGTTTTGATGGCGGCCCCTGCCGGGAGCCAGTATCGGATATCCTGCCGGCACTGCGGGCAGAGCCAGCCCGGCCGCTGGTCGGCAGCCAGGGGTGCTATATTGTCAAGACCACCAGGCTGCTCCGGATCCCGCAGATAGCCGGTGACCCCGGCGCAATGCGAGCAGATCACCCGGGCGGCCTTGGTGATGGTGATTGCTAATTCCTCCTGCGGCCGGAGCCGGTCCTGCATGCCGGTGGTTACGGCGCGCAGCCGGGCAGCCAGCTCAGACAGTCCCATCGTCATCACCGCCCGAACGGGCTCAGGCCGAAGCCGGTGCCGAAATGGCCGCCGAAACCGGAGGAGACCAGCAGGCGGTCGGCCACCAGCTGGGTATCCGCGCGGACGGCGAAGAGCTCAAGTAGCAACTCCATAAAGGCATAAGCCTGATCCGGATTTTTCTGGCGCCATTCGGTCAGGCCGCCAAATTTAACCCGGCCAAAACCGCCGGCCCCGAAACCGTAATGGGACCAGAAATCCAGGGCCTCGCCGGTCTGGATAGTGTCCTCCTGGACGCAGGCCAGGGCACCGGTCAGGGCATCGGCGGCGGTGACAGTTTCCTGCCGCTCCACAGCCCAAGCCATCAGCAGTTCCATGGTGTCGGCCATGAGCACGCTGTCGGCTTGGCTGAGATTAAGCAGGATCAGCAGCTCATCAAGTGCCAGGGCACGATCGGCGCACTCGACAAACTCGGCGAACACAAACGACAGCGACTCCAGGATCCGCACCTGGTCGGCCAGGGCCACCTTGGTCAGCAGGTAATAGAGATTTTCAGCGACGATCCGGCACAGATTGATCGAGCCATTCGTGCCGGAACCGAACAGCCGGTCGATGGCCCGCACCACCATCGGCGTCTTGGCCATGGAATTAAAATTGGCAGTCACACCGACCACGTCCTCTTTCTCCAGGTCGAACTGGTCGAGATAGGCCAGGAAGGTATAAAAGGTCGAGGGCCAGGCCGTGGTCCGAATATAAAAATCAGCGACGGCGGCGGCCATGGTGGCGGAGCCGATCAGATCGAAACAGTAAGCCTCGCCCCGGTCCTTAAGGCCGAAGCGGCCGATAGAGCCAGCATCCTCTCTGGTCACCGACTGCAGGAAGCCGGAGGCATCGCTGTCAGTGGCCAGCCAGTCCCGCTGGTAGAAGAGCTGGATCCGGTTGGAGATATCGGCCAGGGGCTGGCGGGCAGCGGACAGCGAGCGCAGCTGAAGATTGGCGGCCCCGAGCTGGCGGACCAACGGCTTGCTGGCCGGATGGCCCTCGCGCAGCACCATTTTCAATTTGCCGCCCGAGGGAAAGAGGCGGCCATGGCACTGGCGGCAGATCGAGGCCAGGGCCTCGCGGACGGGGGCGGTGGCGTCAATAAGGCCATCGAGTCGGTAACCCATAGCAGCATAACGCACTCCGATGGCGGTCAGCGAGGCGGCATCGAGATCCGAGGCGGCGGCGCCGGCCCTGGCGGTGAGCAGGTGTGAGACCACCTCCTGCGGCCGCACCAGCGTGGCTAAGCCGGTGACCTCGGCGGTGACCTCATCGGAAAAGAAGACCTCGGTGGGCACATACTCGACATCAAAAAAGGCGTGGAGAATGAACACGGAGCGCGCCTCCCCGACATTATTGATATAGGTCAGAGCGATGGTGCGATTGGTGAACCAGGCCCAGTTAAAATTGACGGCAGCGGTCAGATCAAAAAGGTTGACGACGGTGCGGGACGGATTCTCCTGGGACACCAGATTCAGCGGCTGGTTGGCCCTGGCCAGATTAGCGACATCGTCCGCCAGTTTGACGTTGACGACGCCGGAGGACTGCACCGCCCCGCCGGCTACGCCCGTTAACACGGTATTGCTGGCCGCGGCGCTGACCGCTGTTTTGATAGGATTGATGACCGCCGCCCGGATAAAGCGCAGCCAGAGGTTGGTGACGGTGACGGCCGGATTGGCCCCGAAACCGGAGGTGGTAAAGCCGATCCTCAGGCCGCCGCTGGCAGCAATGGAGGGCAGAGCGAACCAGCCACTGATAGTGGGGCTGTTGATGCCGGTCTTGAAGGTATAGCCGCCGAACTGCAGTTCCAAAGTGGCTATATCGCGGCAGGTCAGGCTGATATAAACGGCGACCGCCACCCCGGAGACGGCGCTGAAATAGCGGTAGGAGCCCGAGGAATTCTGGGTAAAGGGCAGATTGCCGCCGTAAATGACCTCCTCCGGCGTCCCGGCATCCTCGGCCGTGGTATGGGTATGCTCCGGATTA